TTAGTTGGTACATTTGGTGGTAACTTAATTCAGATTGGTGTTTTGACACAAGATGGTGGTGAGGGAATAGATGATCTTCTTACCTTGATAATGAGTAGTGGTGAGGTATTGGTTTATTCTGGTACTGATCCAAGCGCATCTAGTTTTGCATTGGTTGGTACATTTAGAATAGCAGAGCCTATCAATGAGCCAAGAGCCATAGCTAAACTTGGTGGTGATTTAATAATTATAACAAAAGAAGGTTATTTACCTTTATCACAGGTTTTTAGACAAGACTTAGTTGGTAACAGGGCAGCAGCTATAAGTGAAAAGATAAGAGGTACAGTCATAAACCAAGTTGCTACGACAGGTAGTTCTACTGGTTGGCAAATACACGTTTCTGCTGATGGCTCAAAGGTATATTTTAATTATCCCACAGGTGATGCAACAGATACATTTAATCAACACGTTTTTAACCCTATAACAAGGGCCTGGGCTATATTTCAGAATATACCTGCTCATGTTTTTGCAAACTTTAATGGTGATACATATTTTGGAACAACAGATGGTAGAGTTTATAAGATAGGTGGTGTCGCAGACTTATCAGCAGCCATTACTGCTGACGTATCATTTGCTTTTAATTATTTTGGCGATAGATCGAGCCTGAAAAGGTTCTCAAGTATTGCGCCTACATTTGAAGCCATAGGTGATGTGGCATTTGATTTTGGTTTGGCTATAGATCAAAGAACACCATCAGGTATTAATTTATCAACTGGGTCATTTGACTCAGAGGTTGCTGCTTGGGATGAAGCAGAATGGGATTTAGATTTTTGGGGTGATACAATCGCAGCAGGAATAATACAGAAAAGAAAAGCAGTAGGATCGCTTGGTAGATCAGCTTCTTTGAGAATTAAAGTGGCATCATCAACGCAGGTTGTAAGCATAATAAATAGTAACTTTCACTTTTTACCAGGAGGGCCATTGTAATGGCATACAGTAGTGGTACATTTTCAAGACTGTTTGATTGGACAGATGACAGAGATAATGGCATCAAAATTAGAGCCGATAGGTTTGACCAGGAACTAGATGGTTTTGCCACAGGTTTATCAACTGCATTATTAAAGGATGGTACACAGACAGCCACAGCTACAATACCATTTGCAGCAGGTATATCTATAATTGATAATCAAAAGATTACACTTGGAACAAACTCTGACATAACCTTACAGTATGACGAAACCACAAATGACAGTTTGGAGATAGCTGCCAATGTTGAAGGTGCTGCATTAGGTATAGTCTTAAAATCTGACCAGGGTGATGACAATGCTGACCAACACAAATTAAGTATTGCTGATGGTGGCACACTTACTCTTGGTAGTAAAATTAGTGGATCATTTGTTACTTATCTAACACATACACCAAATGCTACTGTGGCTGACTCTACACTAGCTGTTGCAGGTAATTTAACAGTTGGTGGCGATACAACAATTACTGGTGATCTCACTATAAGTGGCGATGACCTAACTATGGGAACAAACACAGCAGGTCACTTACTTATAGCTGATGGCACAAACTTCAACCCAGTATCAATAACTTCATTGTCAGAAATAACAAGTGTGGCAAGTGACGATGTTTTGGTTGCAGTTGATACATCTGGTGGTGGTTTAAAAAAGATAACAAGAAACTCTTTAGTATCAGGTCTTGCAGCAGGTACTATGTCAAATATTGTTGAGGACACTTCCCCACAGTTAGGTGGTGACTTGGATGTTCAATCAAACTCTATTGTGTCTACAAGTAATGGTAATATTGCACTAAGTCCAAATGGCACAGGTGTTGTCAGAATAGATGGTAATGTAGATATACAAACTGGTGAGATAGTACTTAAAAATGGTGGCTCACAATCAAACATAAAATTTTACTGTGAATCGGCAAACGCACATTACGCACAACTTACTGCTCCTGCTCATTCAGATTTCTCAGGTAATATAAGCATAGTTTTACCAACGACAGCAGGAACTTTGGCACTTACATCACAAATACCAACATCAGGTATATCTAGTGGCAATGTGGCCACTTTCGGATCAGGTGTTGTTGACGATGACTTTTTAAGAGTAAATGGCACAACAATCGAAGGTAGAAGCGCAAGTGAAGTTCTAAGTGACATTGGTGCTGTAACAGAAGCAACGGCAGAGTCAAACGCTGTGGCACTTGCAATAGCTTTAGGATAAGGAGAAAAAATGGCAAACACTTTCAAAGTAGTATCACATGATGTTATGCCTGCAAGTGCAGGAACACCTGAAGATTTATACACTACACCCAGTAGCACGACAACTACAGATAAATTACAAGTAGATTGTTCTGTAGCAGACAAGGTATCGATTACATTATCTATCATGGAGATTACATAATGGGTTATCTTGGCAATCAAATAACAACAGTATTTCCTACGTCTATTAGTGTTGATAGTGCAACGATAAAAGGTGACGCAACAATAGGTGATGCGAGTGCAACAGATAAAAAGATATTGTTTGATGGTAATGCTCAAGACTTTCACATAGGATTAGATGACAGTGCAGATTCACTAACAATAGGGTTGGGTTCAGCACTTGGCACTACATCTCATATGGTAATTGATGCAAATGGTCATATAACCAAACCAAATCAACCAAAATTCTTAGTTGTTAAAAATGCAGATCAAAGTAATGTTGCACTTAACACTGTCCATGATGTTTCTTTTGAAACTGAAAAGTATGACGTAGGAAGTAATTTTGCATCAAATGTTTTTACTGCACCAGTAACAGGTTATTACCTTCTTACTTGTTCATTAAGAGTAGACAATCTGGACGTAAGTGAGGATTATTATTCACTTAGAATTAATTATAGTAATGGTGAATTTAGAAATCTTTTAGACCCAGATGTTTTTGCAGTAGATGCAACATATTTTCCTCAATTAGTTACAGGAATTGCTAACATGGACGCTGGTGATACAGCAAAAGTACAATTTTCTGTATCAAATGGTGGAAGTGCTCAAGCAGATATTAAAAATGATGAATACAGAACATATTTTTCTGGACATTTATTGTCCTAGTAAGCCAAGAGTGAAACAACATAACATAAAGGAGTTATAAAATGGCAAATCACAAAAAAACAATAACATTAACAGATTTACAACAGAAGATTCTGTCTAATGATTTATACAATGACGTATCAGATAACAAGGGTATAGACGAGTGGTTAGATGGTGCAATCAATGGCAAGTTAAACAACTGCTGGAAAAGATTTCAAACAGAGTGGACTACAAAGTTGATGAACGACAGTAGCTTTACAGATCCCATACCAAGCAACCAAGCAGACTTTGTTGCACTTGTAACTGCAAGAAGTGACTACAAGACAAGGAAACAAAGAGATGATGCAAACAAAATTGAGTAGGAACAAACTATGCCATACATAGGAACAAGTCCAAGCAACGGAGTAAGACGAGTACATACCTATACTGCTACTGCTAGTCAGACTACATTTACTGGTGCAAGTAGCGAGGGTGTTACTCTATCTTATGTTGATACAAACTACATAGATGTATTTCAGAATGGTGTATTGCTAGGTAGTGCAGACTATACAAGTACCAGTGGTACGTCTGTTGTATTGGCACAAGGTGCTAGTGTTGATGACTTGATTGTCATTGTTGTGTATGACGTATTCTCTGTAGCAGACACAGTAAGTAAAGCAGATGGTGGCACGTTTGATGGTTCAATTACATTAGCAGGTGGTGTGTCAGGTGATTTAGATGTAGACAGTAAAACACTTTTTGTAGATGCGAGTGAGAACAAAGTTGGAGTGGGTGGTGAAACTTCACTGTTAGGTACACTTCATGTAAGAACTAGTGATGCTAGTTTAACTACAGTAAATGCAAATGCTGATGACTTGATTATAGAAAACAATGGAAATTGTGGTATTTCTATTTGTTCATCCACTAGTGGTGAAGGTAATCTTAATTTTATAGATAGTGGTGATACTAATGTAGGTAGAATACAGTATAGTCATGCTAATAATACTTTAAGTTTTCGTGCTAATGATAATGTAGCAATAACTATTGATTCTACAGGTGCTGTAACTAAACCATTGCAACCTGCTTTTTCAGTACATAAAAATGGAAATCATCAAGATAATATGGCAGTGGGCAGTGATGTAGATATAACATTTGACACAGAACGTTTTGATGTAAATTCAGATTATAATACCTCAAATTCCACTTTTACTGCACCTGTAACTGGAAAATATTTTTTTAATCTATGTTTAAGATTAGCTTATGTTGATAATGTTTCAAATTATATCATAGCAAGTATAGTTACATCTAATGAATCATACAGATTTATTGTTGACCCCACTGATACTATGACTGGTGACCCTGATTATTATGAAATAACATTAACAGCCTTTGCAGATATGGATGCAAGTGATACTGCAAAAGTACAATATCTTCAAAGTGGAGGTGCAGCACAGACAGATGCTAGAGGAAATGCACAATATACATTTTTTACAGGACATCTAGTATGTTAGGAGATAACGAATGACCAAAGCAGCAGAATTAGCAAAGATGGGTGAAGTCCTAACCAATTCACAGATTGGTGGGCGAAGGAATATTATCATCAATGGTGCAATGCAAGTGGCACAGAGGGGAACATCAAGTACATCAGGTGGCATGAGTACTGTTGATAG